TGCAAGAGCTAATCAGTTTAAGGTAACTTTACCTTTCCCTGGTTATTCTGCTGTTGGTGGTGAAACTGCTGACCTTGCTTTTTTGTGTACTGCTACAAGTATTCCTGGTTCTAATGTTGCTGTAACTCCAGTAAACTTTAGAGGTAGAGTACTTAATTTAACAGGCGATAGAACATTTAATCCATGGCAGATTACTGTCTTGAATGATACTGACTTTAAACTTTTCAGAGCATTTGAAAGATGGATGAATGGAATGAATAATATGACTGATAATGAAGGGTTAACAAATCCTTCTGATTATCAAGTTGACTTTTTCGTAGATCACTTGGATAGAAATGGTGACACTTTAAAATCTTACACATTTAGAGGAGGGTTCCCTACGGCACTTTCTGATATTGCGTTAGACTATGGTACTAATAATGCTGTAGAAACTTTTACGGTTGACTTTTCTTACCAATTCTTCGAAACAGACACTACTACATAATAAATAAATAGTTATAAGGAATAATATAATATGGTAAAAATACTTGGTTTCCAAATAACCAGAGACGAAAATCTAGAGAAGGCGGCTACAGGTAAACAAGCGTTTACAGTCGCCACTCCAGATGACGGAACTACTACTATATCTGCTGGCGGATATTTCGGCCAATACTTGGATATGGAAGTTAATGCAAAGAACGACTTTGACTTAATTAGACGATATAGAGAGATTGCACAACATCCTGAATGTGATATGGCAGTTGAAGATATCATTAATGAAGTTGTAGTATCAGATGAGAGAGATAGTCCAGTATCAATATCACTAGACAAACTTTCTATATCTGAAAACATTAAAGGCAAAATTCGAGATGAGTTTCAAGAGTGTTTATCTCTTTTAAACTTTGACGAAAAGGGTCACGATATATTTAAACGATGGTATATTGATGGAAGAATTTACTTTCACAAAGTAATAGATCCAAAGAGTCCGAGAAAAGGACTTACAGAAATACGATACATTGATCCACGAAAGATTAAAAAGATTCGTGAAGTAACTAAAGGAAGAGATTCAAAGGGTACAGGAATCGAAGTTATAGAAAAAACTAATGAATGGTTTTTATATAACGAAAAAGGTATGTCTAGTGCAACTTCAAATGCTGGACTTAAAATTACTACCGATTCTATTACTTATGTAACTTCTGGTGTAGTTGACGCTACTAAGAATATGGTTATGGGTCATTTGCATAAAGCAATTAAACCTGTTAATCAGTTACGAATGATTGAAGACGCTGTTGTTATTTACAGAATAGTAAGGGCGCCTGAAAGAAGAATATTTTATGTTGATGTTGGTAATTTACCAAAAGTAAAAGCAGAGTCATATCTTAGAGATGTTATGGCACGATATAGAAATAAACTTGTCTATGATGCTTCAACTGGTGAAATACGAGATGACAGAAAACATATGTCAATGCTTGAAGATTTTTGGTTACCAAGACGAGATGGTACTAAAGGTACAGAGGTTACTACTCTACCTGGTGGACAAAATCTTGGTGAGATTACAGATGTCGTTTACTTTCAAAAGAAATTATACAAATCTTTAAATGTTCCGATATCAAGAATGGAATCAGAAAACGGATTCAATATTGGTAAGGCAGCTGAAATCACAAGAGATGAATTGAAGTTTACTAAATTCATTCAGAGATTAAGAAAGAGATTTACACAAGTCTTTCAAGACATACTTAAAACACAACTTGTTTTAAAAGGTGTCATCACGATTGAAGATTGGCAAAGAATTAAAGAACATATACAATATGATTATTTAAAAGATGGATACTTTGCAGAACTTAAAAATGCAGAAATGCTTAGAGAAAGATTAAGTCTTGCAAATGAAGTTGGACCATATATTGGTAAATTTTATTCAATTGAATATGTAAGAAAATATGTTCTAAGACAGAGTGATGAAGATATCCTAGAGATTGATAGTCAAATTGCTGATGAAATTAGTAAAGGAATTATTGCAAGTCCTGAAGGCGAAAGTATGGAAGATGATGATAGTTCTGATATAAATATAGATAATAAAGGAGATGAATAATTATGTCAAATGATAATGTAATAAAAATGGTTGATTCACTTGCAGACGGCGATAATATTGCCGCTCAAGACGCATTTAAGAATGCTCTTTCTGATAAGATTGGTCAAGCATTGGATGATAAAAGAGTTGGAGTTGCTAAAGATTGGTTAAATGCTGCTGACGAACTAGAAGGAATAAAAGATGCTTCTGGTTTAGATGATGTTAATGTTGCTAGTGAACCTGGTTTACAAGCAGAACCCGTTGAAATAGATTCAGAAGAGGATGAAGATGAGCAACCTGCAGTTTCAGAAGTTTAAAACTAAACTACAAGAACGCAGATACATAGGTCCTGAAGGAACTAAGGAGTATAGAAAATTATCTCCTAAAATGAGACAGGCTATCAATGATGTTTATTCTATGATTGATAAAGCGCCTGATCCTATAATAAATAAAATTGACAGTATCATTAATACTGTCGCAAAAAAACATAGTGTCAAAGTTGATGATATAGAAGATTACTTCGACAATGAACTAATAAAGTAAGGAAATAAAAAATGGCAATTGCAACAAGAACATTAAAAGATACAGTTGTAGCTGGTGGTAATGTTGGTGGTAAAGTTACTGTTCTAGTAAACATGAGCGATAACACTACTGCTAACTCAAACATACTAGACGCAAGTGGTTTATCAGGACACGCTAACGGTGCTAAATTAGATATCACTAGAATTTGGTGGAGTTTAGTTCAAGGTACTGCTGACGATAACACAGGTTAGAGTTGACTGCATTAGGAACTTCTGGTAGTGTTATTATCGAATTAAGAAAAGACACAGCATTTACTGATTAATTTTTATGACAATTAAAAATACAACAGTTGTTGATATCAATAGTAAAGCAATAATTAAATCTATTGGTATCAAAGATGAAGTTGACCAGATTATGGTAGACGCTGAAAAGTTAGTTGATGGTAATAATAAATCTAAATTAAGTTTGATTGAATGTTATTATCAGATAGAAGGCACAGGTACTTTAAAAATAAGTGCTGATGCTGAAACAGAAGATTTATCTCTAACTGGTAGAGGTAAGTATGGGTTGAGACCAGATCAATTAAAGTTTGGTAATGACGCAAAAATAAAACTAACAACTGACTCAAATGTAAAAAGTTATTTGTTAATAACTGAATTTAGAAGGAATTAATAATGGCTGATACGGTTACAAGTCAAACGATAGTAGACACATCTGGTACAAAAACAGTAATGAAGTTTACTAATCTTAGTGATGGTTCTGGTGAGACACTGGTAACTAAAATGGATGCAAGTGCATTAACTCATATGACTGAGGATGCAACCAAGAAGATAAGTAAAATTTGGTGGACTTGCAATACAAACTCTGGTAACGGAGGAGTTGAAATAATTTGGTCAGGCAGTGGGACAAGTGCCGCAAATGCAACTGCTTTGTTTGTGAGTGGCGAAGGATATTGGGATTTACATACTGCGGGTAATGGCATTATTAATAATGCAACATTAGTATCTGGTACAAGTCCTGCAGGCGACATTTTGTTTAGTACAAAAAACTTTACTCAAAATGATAGTTATACAATTATAATAGAAGTGAGATAATGAGTAAGAATAAAAAAGATCATTCGAAAGCGATACTAGAACGAATAGTAGGAACAAAAAGAAAAACTGAACTTGCCGAAAAGTTTAAAGAGGCATTTGCTGAAAAGTATAATGTTAAAAGAGAAGAAATTAAACAAGGCATAGTAGATAAAGTTTACAACAAAGAAAAGGTGGAGAGATGAAATTAATCACAGAAACTATTGAAGATATAGAAGTATTGACAGAGGCAACCACTAACGGTGGTAAGTCTTATAAGATACGAGGTGTCTTTATGCAGGCTGATATTAAGAACCGTAACGGTCGAGTTTATCCAGTCGAAACTCTTGCAAAAGAAGTCAAGAGATATACAAACGAATTCATTAATAAGAAACGAGCATTTGGCGAACTAGGACATCCAGACGGACCAACAGTAAACCTTGAGCGTGTTTCTCATATGATTACAAGTCTTAAACCAGAAGGTAAAAACTTCATAGGTGAGGCGAAGATAATGGATACACCATATGGTAAAATCGTCAAGAATTTAATTGACGAGGGTGCTCAACTTGGTGTTTCATCAAGAGGTATGGGATCTATACAACAATCACAAGGAAAAAACATTGTTGGTAGAGACTTTTATCTTGCAACTGCTGCTGATATTGTTGCAGACCCTAGTGCACCAGACGCTTTCGTAGAAGGCATCATGGAAGGCAAAGAGTGGGTATGGGACAATGGAATGTTAAAAAGTAGATCAGTTGAAGCATACAAAGAAGAAATTGAACGAACTCAACGCCACGAATTGGCAAAGGTAAAGTCAAGAATATTTACTGATTTTATGTCAAAATTATAAACCTACGCGGCCTTGTTAATAAAAATAAGGACGAAAATGGTAAATGTTATAAATAATAGTAAATAAAAATTAATTAATTTTTAATATCAAGGAGAGACCGAATGTCTGAAACCGAAATGAAACAAGAAGTAGAATTAGAAGAAAATGTCATAACTAAAGATGCCGTTGCTTCTGAACCTACTCACCTTAAAAATGATGCTGAAGATTTAGGTGCACCAGTTGTTAAACCAACTGACACTAATCCTGACGGATCTAAAAAGGTAAAAAAAGTTAAGGATCAGGTTAATAAAGACGAGAACGATGGTTCTTTACCGAACGATCTAAAACCGTCATCTGTTAAAGAAGAAGAAGTTGAAGTTGAAGGCGATGAAGTTATTGCTGAATCTGACGAATCTGAAGAAACAGAAATTGATCTATCTGCTGATGTTAAGGCATTAGTTTCAGCTGACGCTGACCTATCTGAAGAATTTAAAGAGAAGGCTGCGACAATATTTGAAACTGCTGTTAAGACACGCATTAAGGAACAAACAAAGATTTTGGAATCCCAGTATGAAGATAAACTTTCAAAAGAAACTGATACAGTAAAAGAAGCTATGGTCGAAAAAGTTGACTCATATCTAAACTATGTTGTTGAAGAATGGATGAAAGAAAATGAATTAGCAGTTGAAAGAGGTATTCGTACTGAAATCGCTGAAGATTTTATTACTGGACTTAAATCTTTATTCAAAGAACATTATATTGATGTTCCAGAAGAAAAATACAATGTACTAGACGACTTAACAAATCAAACTAAAGATTTAGAAGCTAAGTTAAATGAACAGATTGAAAAAAATGTTGATCTAACAAAAACAAATTCTAAATTTACAAGAGCAAACCTTGTCGCTGAAGTATCTGCTGATTTAGCAGAAACTGAAAAAGAGAAATTTGTTTCTATGGCTGAGAATGTTGATTTCGATAGTGCTGAAAAATTTAAGGAAAAACTAGAGACTGTTAAAGAATCTTTTTTCCCTAAAACAAAATCAGAGATAGCAGAAAATTCTTCTGTTGATTCTGTGGCGGCGAATGTACCTAGTGATTTCACTAGTGGACAATCGGATGCTATGGCTGCATACACTGCCGCTATTACAAAAGACATTAAGTATGGTGAAACTAAGTAATCATATATTAATGGTGACTAAATTTTTAAATAACTAACTTTAAATAGGAGAGATAATAAAATGTATCTTACTGAAAATTTACAAGAAAAGTGGCAGCCAGTCTTAGAACATCCAGATTTGCCAAAAATCGGAGATTCTTACAAACGAGCTGTTACGACTGTTATTCTTGAGAACCAAGAAAAAGCAGTTAGAGAAGATAGAGGGTTTATGACTGAGGCTGCCCCTGCAAATGCAACTGGTTCAAGTGTTGATAACTGGGATCCAGTATTAATATCACTAGTTCGTAGAGCGATGCCTAATCTAATCGCTTATGATGTTTGTGGCGTTCAACCGATGACTGGTCCAACTGGACTAATCTTCGCTATGAAGTCAAGATTTGCTACACAAACAGGTACTGAAGCATTATTTAACGAAGCGGATTCAGATTTTTCTGCTCGTGATGCTGCTGGTGGTTCTGGTTCTCCAGACGCACAAGCTGGTACAAACCCTGCTACACTAAATGATAGTCCTGCTGCTGGTACTTTTACCACTGGTTCTGGAATGTCAACTGCACAAGCAGAAACACTAGGTGATGGTACTGATGAGTTTGCTGAAATGGCTTTCTCAATCGATAAAGTAACTGTTACTGCTAAATCTAGAGCTCTAAAAGCAGAGTACACTATGGAACTTGCACAAGACTTAAAAGCAATCCATGGACTAGACGCAGAAACAGAACTTGCTAACATCTTATCAAGTGAAATTCTTGCAGAAATCAACCGTGAAGTAGTTAGAACTATTTACTCACACGCTAATAAAGGCGCTGAAGTAAATACTACAACTGCTGGTATTTTTGATCTTGACACAGACTCTAACGGTCGTTGGTCAGTTGAAAAATTCAAAGGTCTTCTTTTCCAACTAGAAAGAGATGCTAATGCGATTGGTCAAAAAACAAGAAGAGGTAAAGGTAATATCATCATAACTTCTGCTGATGTTGCTTCTGCTTTACAAATGGCTGGTGTATTAGATTATGCTCCTGCACTATCTAGCAACTTAAATGTTGATGATACTGGTAATACTTTTGCTGGTGTTTTAAACGGAAAATTCAAAGTATATGTTGATCCATATGCAGCGAACATTTCTGCTGATCAATACTATGTTGTAGGTTATAAAGGAACTAGTCCTTACGATTCAGGTCTGTTCTATTGCCCATATGTTCCACTACAAATGGTGAGAGCAGTTGGACAAGACAGCTTCCAACCTAAAATTGGTTTCAAAACTCGTTACGGAATGGTTCAAAATCCATTTGCAACGACAAACGGCTTAGGCGCAGTAGATAATTCTGGTGCGGTTGCTGCTGGAGATCAAAATATCTATTACAGAAGAGTTAAAGTTACAAACATTATGTAATTTTACTTTAAGTAAAAGACTTTAAAAAGGGGGCTTTATGCCCCCTTTTTTTTATCTAGGGAACTCTTATAAATACTAGTATGACTGAAACAAATATTCAAAGTAGACAACCGATAATCATGGACTATGCAAGTCCTATACAGTTTAGATTTAAATGTACTAAACTACCACTTGTAGAGTACTTCTGCCAGACAGCAAATGTACCATCTATAGCACTAGGTGAAGCAACAGTTACTACACCATTATATGACTATCCTATACCTGGCGATAAAGTCACATACGGAAGTCTAGATATATCATTCTTAGTAGATGAAAATTTAAACAATTATAAAGAACTGCACGATTGGATACTCGGTCTAGGGTTTCCAAAAGATAATCTACAGTATGCAAATTTAGCAGCATCGTCTGCTGATACATTTCCTGGTTCAACTGCAAGTGCTGCTGCAACAGGAACATCTTTAAAACAACCTGTTTCAGAAGGCGGAATATATTCAGACGCAACTCTAACAATATTAAACAGTAAGAATGTAGCAAAGACTGAAATTAGATTTCAAAACTTATATCCGACTACTCTTGGTGGTTTAAACTATGATATACAAGCATCCGATGTTGATTACTTAACTGTTTCAGCAAGTTTTAATTACATTAATTACGATATAGTACAAATTTCTACTACTTAAGCCTTGACTTTTCACCGATAAAGTGATATAATATATATTATGACATTAGAAGAATTACAAACACAAGTTAATAGGGACTTTAAAATAGATGATACTGAATTAGATTCAGAGTCTATTAAGATACCTTTATTACATAACAAATATCTCCAACATCTCAATAAGTTTTCTTTACTCTTAAAGAAGGCTGAATATGACCATAAACTACTTGTAAGATCAAAGTGGGAATATTATACTGGTAAAGCAGACGCTTCAGTATATAAAGAAACACCATTTGATATAAAGGTATTGAAGTCAGATGTTCACATATACATTGACTCAGATGAAGAACTACAAAAGGCAGATCAAAAAGTTGCATACTTAAATGTAGTAGTTAAATATCTAGAGCAAGTATTAAGAAGTATCAACACTAGAACTTTTTTAATTAAAAATGCAATTGAGTGGAAGAAATTTACTAGCGGAGCAATATAATGGAACATCAACAAAGATTCCCAACAAACATATTCATAGGTGATGACTTTATCAATACACTAGAAGGACCAGATTATACAGATGGTCTTATTCAGAATATGAAAAAACATATTGAAAAACTATGGATAAAAAGAGACAAAACTCAATTTAATTTTCAAACAAATTCTTTTCTATACAATGAGAAAGCGTTTCGACCTTTAGCAGATTTAATCTTGAGAAAGAATTTAGAAAATATGAAAACATTAAAGTATAATGTTGAACTTGATGATTTAGTTATGTCAGGTATGTGGGCAAATATAATCGCACCAGGCGAGTCACACAGAGCTCACACACATTCAAACAATTTATGGAGTGGAGTATATTACTTACACTCTGACCAAAATGCAGGAATTACATTTCAAGATCCTAGACCTGCAGCCGATGTATTAGTACCAAGAAAACTAGAAAACACTACTGAAAATTCTAATCTATTATTATATGCTTCTAAGATGAATAGAGCAATAATGTTTCCGTCATGGTTGTTACATTGGGTGAATATAAACACATCAAAAACTAATCGTATAAGTATATCTTGGAATATACATACTAAAGGACAGATGGGAGAACACCATGACTTACAATCCGCCATCTATTGATGATTATACAGATACTATTCTTGACTATATAGAATACTATCCTGATATAGTTGATCCTAAATTGTGTAATACTATCGTAAAACACTTTAATAAAAATGCAGATTGGAAAACATCTACATTTTCTAATCACGATAAAAATTTAGGCACATCTAAAGTCGATATGCAAGAGTATTGGATAACAAAGAAAGATACTTATTCTGAACATCTAAGAACTGCTTTCGTTAAAACAATTTCTAACTATACACAGACCCATACTATAATTAAACCTCAAGAGTTCACTAACTTTAGAATTAACAAATATTCTACTGGTGGATTTATGAAGAATCATATTGATAATATACATCATAGCCATGGACAGAAATATGGATATCCACATCTTACATCTTTAATCTTTTTAAATGATGATTATGAAGGTGGTGACTTTGTATTATGTGATGGTAAATTTATTGCACCTAAACAACAAGGTTCTGCTGTTGTATTTCCTTCAAACTTTATGTATCCCCACGAAGTAAAACAAGTTACAAGTGGTGATAGATATAGTATAATGACATGGTTACTTTGATCTATGGATACGCTGATTATAGAGAAGAAAGACGAGGTATATCTAACCGTTGATTGTGATCCAAACATTCAACAAGAGATATCTGAATTTTTTACTTTCTATGTACCAGGGTATAAATTCATGCCTGCATTTCGTAATCGTATGTGGGATGGTAAAATTAGATTATATTCACAAAAGACTAAAGAAATATATTTTGGATTGTTTCTATATATCAAAGCATTTGCCAAAGAACGAGATTATCAAGTTGTCTGTGGTGAAGGTGTTGATGTAGATAATAAAGTAGATAGAGATATCGTTACTAAATTTTCTAATAGTCTAGGTCAATCATTTGAGGCAAGAGACTATCAAATAGACGCCATATATCATAGTCTAAAATTCAATCGAGCATTACTACTAAGTCCTACTGCCTCAGGTAAGTCATTCATAATCTATGCTCTCATTCGATATTACTCACACTTAATCAAAGATGAAACTAATAATCGTTGTTTACTTATAGTACCAACAACATCTTTAGTTGAACAGATGTATTCTGACTTTAAATCTTATGGCTGGAATGTAGAAAATAACTGCCATAGATTGTATAGTGGTTACTCTAATCAGACAGATAAAAAAGTTCTAATCTCAACTTGGCAGAGTTTATATAAATTGCCGAAGATTTATTTTAGTCAGTTCGGCGTAGTCTTTGGTGATGAAGCACATCTATTTAAATCTAAATCATTAACAGAAATAATGTCTAAACTTACTGACTGTAAGTATCGTATCGGTCTTACAGGTACACTTGACGGCGCTCACACACATAAACTCGTATTAGAAGGCCTATTTGGTGCTGTTAATAAAGTTACATCAACTCGAAAACTAATGGATAAGAAACAACTATCCAATCTAGTAGTTCGCTGTCTCATATTAAAGCATAATCAAGCAAACTCAAAGATGGTAGTGAATGGTAAGTATCAAGATGAGGTTGACTATCTAGTGAATTCGATTGCTAGAAATAACTTTATAAAAAATCTAACACTCAAGGCAAAAGGTAATACTCTAGTTCTGTTTCAACTTGTAGAGAAACATGGTAAAAAACTTTATGATTTAATTAAAGATAAAGCGGAAGACGGTCGTAAGGTTTTTTATATTCATGGTGGTGTTGATACAGATGAGAGAGAATCAGCCAGAGCAATCGTAGAAAATGAAAACAATGCTATTATTGTTGCAAGTTATGGTACATTCTCTACTGGTATTAATATTAAGAACTTACATAATATAGTTTTTGCCAGTCCTTCTAAAAGTAGAATCAGAAATCTACAGTCTATTGGTCGTGGTTTACGATTAGGTGATAATAAGATAAACGCTACCTTGTATGATATAGCAGATGACCTATCATATAAATCAAAAGAGAATTATACTTTAAGACATTTTCAGGAAAGAATAAATATCTATACTGAGGAAGAATTTGATTACGAAATGCATAACATAGAATTAAAGGACTGATAAATAGTAGTATGGATAAAGAACAAGCTAAAACCTATCAAATGATTAAGTTAATGAATGGTACTTTATTGATTGGTCAAATTGTGGCTAATCACAAAGCAGAACTCGTAGTAGAAATGCCTTTACAACTTAAAACTGTAGCACGAACTACATCTTTTGGTGTCAAAGATGATTCTACACTTACACCTTGGATACCATTTACAGATGATAAAAGATTATCCATTCCTACAGATAAGATAATATCGGTAGTTAATGCTAATGCGGACATTTCAAATTACTATGAGGTTATATTAGACAAGTTAAATAAACCTAAAGAAGCGGTACAACAGTTATCGCCTAAAGATATATCTAAGATATTAGAGATTGCTGATGAACTTGATAGGCAAGATCGAGGTGAAGAATATGATGAGGAAGATGTGAATCATTTGATTAATAGTACCAAGACTTTACACTAGGTATAGCTGGTTCTCTCAACAGACTACATAGTCTATTATACACACATTCCCACAGGTGTCAAGCACCTCAGAAAATTAAATTAAATATTGTTTAGGGCCTTGACAAGAGCACTCAAATACTGTATAATAAGAGATATTATGGAAAACAAAAAAACATTAAAAGCAAAACAAAAACCTCACTATGTAGATAACAAGAAGTTTCTTGAGGCAATGACCGATTACAGATTAAAATGTGAGAAGGCACTTGCAAGAAATAGAAGAAAACCTCCTGTTACTAATTATATAGGGGAGTGTTTTTTAAAGATTGCAAATCATCTATCCTATAGACCCAATTTTATTAACTATACTTATCGAGACGATATGATATCGGATGGTATAGAAAACTGTTTACAGTATATGAGTAACTTTGATCCCGCTAAATCAAAGAACCCATTTGCATATTTTACACAAATTATATACTATGCATTTATACGAAGAATACAGAAAGAAAAGAAACAACAGCTAGTAAAATCTAGATTAATCATAAATTCAGGTGTTGAAAGTATGATGGATCAGTTAGTTGGCGATGATGCTAAGTATCATAGTTCAATGTTAGATTTCTTACAAAGAAACACCATTATAGAAGAACCCGAGACAAAGAAAAAGACTAAGACTAAAAAGTAATTAAGTAGGTAGGTATGAAGATTGCATTATTAAACGACACCCATTTTGGTGCTAGAAACGATAGCATTATATTTGACGACTATTTTCATAGATTTTATGATGAGATATTTTTTCCTTATTTAAAGGAACATAATATAAAGACTCTCATTCATTTAGGTGATATAGTTGATCGTAGAAAGTTTATCAACTATAGAGTTGCTGATAACTTTAGAAAGAAGTTTTTATCAAGACTTTGGGATGAAAAGATTGATTCTCACTTCCTTATTGGTAATCACGATATCTATTATAGAAATACAAATAAAGTAAATGCACTACAGCAGTTATGTACTTCTGCTGACGGCATTAATGAGCCATGGATATATGAGGAGGCAAAAGTTGTAGACTTTGATGGTCTTAAAGTATTGATGTTGCCTTGGATTAATCCAGAGAATGAAAAAGAATCATTTCATATGTTAGATACTGCTGAGGCAGATGTCTGTTTAGCACACCTAGACTTAAATGGTTTTGTTATGCACGACACTATAACACAATATCATGGATACGATAAAAGTATTGTTAAGAGATTTGAAAAAACATATAGTGGTCATTTTCATAACAGAAGTGATGATGGTCAAATATACTATCTTGGTTCTCAATATGAAATGAATTGGTCAGATTACAATGTACAAAAAGGTTTTCATATACTAGATACTGAAACTAGAGAAGTGGAGTTCATTCCCAATCCACTCACCATTTACAAAAAATTGATGTATGATGATTCGCAAACGAATTATGATAAGTTAGATGTTTCGGACTATAATCAAAAATTCGTTAAATTAATAGTGGTTAATAAAAAAGATAACGAAATGTTTGACAGACTGCTAGAAAAGATGTATAATAGCATAAGTGTACATGAACTAAAGATACTGGAAGATTATTCTGATTTATCACACCACAATGTAAGTGATGATGTTGTTGAAGGATCCGAAGATACGATTACACTTGTTAATAATTATGTGGATCAATTAAGTGTTGATTTAGATAAAGACAGATTGAAAGTTATGATAAAAGAAATGTTTATCGAGGCACAAGATACAGATGCCGTTAGTGAAGGATGAAATACAAAGTAATATATGCAGACCCACCATGGTATTTTAAATCGTATTCTAAAAAAGGCGAAGGCAGAAATGCGACTCAACACTATTCTTGTATGTCAATTAATGATATTTGTAATATGGATATCGATAGTATTGCTGATAAAGATTGTGTTCTTCTTATGTGGGTTACTGATCCATGTTTACTGGATGCCTTTAAAGTTTTGGAATCTTGGAACTTTACTTATAAGACGGTAGGTTTTACTTGGGCGAAAACAAAACAGAAGTCTCTAGGATTCTTTACAGGAATGGGATACTGGACACGATCTAATCCTGAAATGTGTTTACTTGCAACAAGAGGTAAACCAAAAAGACTTGATAAATCAGTTAGACAACTGGTTGTATCAGAAAGACGAGAACATAGTAGAAAACCAGACGAGATGTATGGTTATATAGAAAAAATGTTAGAAGGACCTTATATAGAATTGTTTGCAAGAACGACTCGTAAGGGCTGGGATAACTTTGGTAATGAGGTAAATAAATTTGATAATATTTAAAACAGTAAGATATAAAAACTTTTTAAGTACAGGACAACAGTTCATAGAGATACAACTAGACAGGGCACCTGCCACTTTAGTTGTCGGTGAAAATGGTGCTGGTAAGTCTACACTGCTAGACGCATTATGTTTTGGTCTATTTCAAAGACCATTTCGTAACATTAAGAAAGATCAACTAATCAATTCAATCAATGAAAAAGATTGTGTTGTTGAAGTTGAATTTACAGTCGGCAAAAAAGATTATAAGATTATTCGCAGTATCAAGCCAAATAAGTTTGAGATATGGTGTGATGGTGAAATGTTAAATCAAGATGCCGCAGTCAGAGATTATCAGAAACATCTAGAACAGCAAATTCTTAAACTAAACTTTAGATCATTCACTCAAGTTGTCATTCTAGGTAATGCTTCATTCGTACCTTTTATGCAGTTGAAGGCGAGATATAGACGCCAAGTTGTAGAAGAAATATTAGATATTGAAATCTTTTCTAAGATGAACTTAATGTTTAGAGAAAAACAAAAGGCACAAGATGAAGTTATTAAACAGGCAGACTTTGATTATCAAATGCTTGATAGTAAAATAGATACACAAAAGAAACACATTGACGATATTAGTCAAAGTAATTTAGAGTCCATTGATAGTAAGAAACTAGATATAGAAAAGAGTAATCTTGATATCAAAAATTATGAAGAAGATATTGTTAGAACCACTACTGAAAAGGCAAGACTACAAAAAGAAATACTAGATGAAGTTTCTACAAATGCTAGATATAAAAAACTTCATACAATGGAAGCAAAGTTAGAAAATACTTGTAGTAAACATAGAAAAGATTTAAAGTTCTTTGAAACTTATGATGATTGTCCTACTTGTAAACAGGCAATAGATACAGCATTTAAATCTGAAATGATTGACCAGAAGAAAAGTAAAGTTGATGAAATTGAAAGTGGTATGAAACAACTAGAAAAACAAATCATCACTACAGAAACTAGATTGAAAAAGATTAATGATACGATGGTATTAATAAGAGAGCAAGAGTTATTAATCAATCGTTTTCAAACCTCTATTAATGAGATACAGAAATATATCGCTAAGATTAATAGAGAGATAGAAGAATTATCAGATGAGAAGTTTTCATCAGGTGTTGCCACTGGAGAGTTATCCCAGTTGCAAGAAAATCTGACGACAGCTGATCTAGATAAAAAGAAGTATAAAGAAGAAAAACTTTATATTGATACTGCTAGAGTTCTTATGCAAGATACTGGTATTAAGACTAAAATCATTAAGCAATACCTACCGATAATGAATCAGTATATTAATAAGAACCTAGCAGATATGGACTTCTTTGTTAACTTTACTCTAGACGAGGAGTTCAATGAAACAATCAAGTCAAGACACCGTGATATATTTAACTATCATTCTTTTAGTGAGGGTGAGAAGTTAAGAATTGATTTGGCGATATTGTTTACTTGGCGAGAGATTGCTAAACTAAAGAATTCTACAAATACAAACCTACTAGTACTAGATGAGATATTTGATAGTTCATTAGATAGTTCTGGTACAGATGAATTTATGAAGATACTAAGTACCACTATGGAAAAAGAAAATGTATTTGTCATATCTCATAAAGGTGATACACTAATAGACAAATTTCCTAGAGTGATGAAATTTGAGAAATATAAAAACTTTACAAGGATGGCGTAATGGTAAAAGAACTAAACGAGAAAACTATTGCTGAAGCAGCAAAACATTTGAATAACATACAAGAAGGCAAAACGCCTATACTTTTCAAAAAAGACGAGGGTCTTATTGGCGAAGAGTATGTAGAAGAAAAAGTTGTCAAGAATAAAGATGGTAAAAGAATACTTGCATTAATACCACCTAGTGATCCTAGAGTCTTAATGCAGATTGCACCTTTTTTAGATGAGACACTATCACGATTTGATTTTAAAGATAGAAAAGAATTATGTACTTCTATGACTGATACAATGTACAAGTATGGTGGTATAGGATTGTCTTGTAATCAAGTTGGTTTGCCATATCGTATGTTTGTTATGGGTGGTCATCCAGAGATCGAAGAAGGTAAACTTAGATATTGTTTTAATCCAGAAGTGATAGATGTAAGTCCTGAAACTATCTTAATGAAAGAAGGTTGTTTATCATTCCCATTTCTATTCTTAGCAATCAAAAGACCTAAGTGGGTTCATACAAAATATACGAATGAGAATGGTGAAGAAGTTGATGAGTATTTACATGGTATGCCAGCAAGAATATGGCAACATGAAAACGAACATATGAACGGATATGTATTTACTGACTTGGTGAGTAAATTAAAACTAGACACAGCCAAGAAAGCACAAAAGAAGGCGGTTAAGAAGATAGCAAGAAAACAAGCATTGCAGATTTCTAGACCTAAATTAATATCATAAGGAGAATAACTATGTATCAAATAGAAAGTCATAGACACAGAAGAATAATAATAGCATCAGACGATAAAGAAAATCTGATTAAAGTTTGCAGAGAGATGAATGGTATAGATAAACCATCGTTAGGTGTAAATAACTTTATTGTATCATCTGGAAGTGAAGTAATATATGGAGAAGATAATGAAACCTTGGCAAAAGGGGATTGAACTAGACACTCTTATAGAGTGGACAGATAAATTCGAAGAATATAACAAGTACTGTTTTAGTCCATTTACTAAAGCAAAGAAGAATGGTATAGCGTCTGCTATAGATAAAGATAATCTATATCAGAATGGCAATGTTGTATATGAAATGCGAACAGCGAAGACCGCTTCTAAAATAAAAATGTTTGGTGCAGGACCAGAGATTGCTGAGATACATAAAGGCGAGAGAGTTATAACAAAATTATCAATACTTGAAAAAGGCACAAAAGAGAATCTAGTAAATGTACTCAAAACAATCTATGAACCGACATGGTGTCATATCTTTGAAGAAAACCAAACACAAAAAGAGGCAGTTCTTGCTTCAGGTTTCAGAAAGATAGGAACTAAGTATAGTACATTTAGTGATATTGTTGGTGTATATTATAAGGGCGGTAGACAGTTTACTGCTGTTCCTCTAACAGAAAATATCAACATGGCAATGACTTCATTATCATTTGACCATGATATCATAGACGCACTAGTAGAAGATTTGACTACTATGAATTTAGAATACACTAATCATAATAGTAATTACAATAAGAAGAAATCATGGCAGGCATTATCACTATTAGGTCATGAGGCAGATAGTACCTATGTTGACAAGTATTTAGATGGTGAACATCCTATTGTTAAAACTGATTTATATTATAAGTTAGAAAACAAAGTTGACCATTTTTTAAACCAGTTACCAGGCGAGTTTGATCGGGTTAGATTTATGACTTTGAAACCAGGAGGAGGTGAGTTGGCTCGACACACCGATCAAACAGACCCTACTTGGGGAACTACTGATGGTAAAATGTTAAGATTTCATATGCCATTAAAGACAAATGATAAAGTAGTATTCACTTCTTGGGATAATGATGGTAAAGAAAACAAATATAATATGGGTAAAGGAGAATGTTGGTTTCTAGATACTCGTAGACCACATACAGCAATCAATGGTGGAGATGATATTCGTATTCACTTAGTTGCAGATGTGTGGGCAAATGATGAGGTTAGAAATATATTAATATAATGAAACTAGATACACCAGTTGAGTTACACCAATTAAAAGGTCGTAATGTTTATGTCAAAAGAGATGACCTTATGGGTGATGGTAACATACTACCACCCTGGGGAAAGATGGCAGGTATAGATAGACTATTAGAAAATTTAAATCCTAACTATCCACTAATACATCTTGCAGTCAATGGCTCTTGGTCTGGTTGGGCATTGTCGTATCTATGTAAACAACGAGGCATTAAATTTATCTATGCATATCCACCATCGAAAACATATAGTCAGTTCATATTAGATAAAGCAAAAGAAAATGATTGTGAGTTCTATGAGTTGAAACCTAATATGATGGCGATACTTTATAATAGAGTTCAATCTTATGCAAGACGAAAAGATATTCAAATGTTACCTTATGCGTTTGACCATATTGACTATCGTACTCATTTAAAACAAAGAGCAGACGAAGTGTTTAAAGAACATCTAGTGGATCATTTAGTTATATCTGCTGGTTCTGGTGTAACAAGTTCGCCTATCATTCAGGCATTCTCGCCTGGTAATGATCTGTTTTCTAACTCTCAAAAACAGGCACATAGTATTACAGTATCGAATGTAAAAACAATCTATGAGAAATATAAAAGTCATTCAATGTCATCAAGTGCTATTGAAGTCTATAAAACAAAATTTGAGTTTGACGATATGATGACTGATTACGAAATACCTTTTCCTTGTAATGGTACTTGGGATAGAAAAGCATGGTGGTGGTTAGAAAACAACATTGAGTCTTTGAAGGGTGATATATTGTTTTGGAATATAGGCGGTAATGTATGAACGATATATTAGAAAGTGTAATAGATGTAGGTAGTGGATATTTTTTATCTATTATAATAATGTTAACAGTATTTCCATTGTTTGATTTACATCCAACGATCTTTGAGAACTTTCAGATTGCATTAATATTCATGACCGTATCAATGACTAGATCAGCACTATGGCGAAGATTTTTTAGAAAGAGAAGAGCATGAAAATCTGTTTTGCAAGTCTAAGAAAGAAGATTAATTATACAGATGTATTAGAATATGGTATGGATGTATTCTATGAAAGTTTTAGATATTATAAAGATAACAATCCACAACACGAATACTCATATTACAATTTTGGTTGGGGTTCAAAAGGTGCAAAAAGAGATAAACAAGTAATCAAAGAAGCAGATGTGATTGTCTTTCCTGCTGTTCAAGAGTTTATTTACTTTACAAATGCTGTAGGTCCTAGAGTTATAGAAGAATCGCAACAATGGATTAGAGAGTTATATGACGATTTAAATGATAAACATATTATATTAATAACTCAAGATAGAGGCGTTGATGAAAACCTAATTTTAGACTATACATTTGAAGGTCATGTAAAACCAAAATCATTTCAGACAATAGATGAAATGGATTTTACAATGTGTTTACAAGGATTGAAGTATCATTATATACACAAAACATT